CAATTAAAAAGTATCCAGACAGTTCAAATCCATGAATAACAGATAACTCATACTTAATACGGTCAGTGTACTCCTTCTTCTTATCATCTTTTAAATGCATAAGTTTTGCTCGCCAACCATTTCTACATAACTGTGTTAGATAATCATTTTCAGACATATCTCCACAATCTACGCGAGGCAGTTTAGGCTTAGAAAGAATGCTATACTGTTGCAGTTCAGAATATAACTGTTTAGTTCCAAAGTATTGCTTTTCGCTAGGTATAATTCTATGTACAGGATGAAAGAAATAATGATCAGAATCAAAGAACTTTTTATATTCTCCCATATCTACATCTTTAGCTTTCTTAAGTGTAGTTTTAAAGTTGAGACATAATACCATCCTATGAAGAATTGCATCATTTTGTTCAGCGTAATACACTGGCATAATTGCTAGTTGATCTTCTGTGTAAAATTGCAGGTCTTCTTTGTCGTATTCTATCTTTTCTTTAGACGCTAATTTAATTAAAGCTTTATATCCTTTTAGAGATTTAGCAATGTAATACCCATTATCGGCTTGCATTCCAAGAATGGGTACGATCCCAGCTTTATTCATGGCATTGAAGAAATCAACAACACCACTAATAGTTTCAATATCAGCAATTAAGCAATGTGTATAGCCTAATTCTTTACATTTTTTAGCAGCTTCATCGGGCTTGATGAAACCTTTCAATAGTGAGTAGTGTGTTGTTATCACTGGCAATATCATTCAACCGCTCCCGGATCTTTATATTTCCCAATTGTGAATCCCGGTTTAGAACAATTCTTAACCGTTTCTGTCATTCCTATAGTTTTTAACTGGTCTTCAATATGATGACACATTGTAGTTTCTGTTCCGGGCCAATTTGTTTTGTAATAATGACAAAGTTTTTGACATTTAAAACTAGCTCTTTCTCTAGAAATTGGTTTTGGAGTTTGATTAGATACAACCTCTTTAAACATTTTTTCTAAATATTTTATAAAGTCAGCGTCGTCATCTTTATCAAACGCTAATGAGAATGGGCCACCATCTCTACAGAAGAAAATAGTCATGATAGAATGTCTATGCTTAGGATACATTTTGCTAACTGCATAATGATATAGTAGCAATTGAGTGTCTTTCATTAGTTTATCATAATCTTTCCGCTCTCCGGTTGCCCAATCCAGTCTTTGACCTGTCTTCCAGTCGATTACTTCAATTGTACCATCTTCTGTCTCAGTTACAAGATCAATTGTCCCTTTTATCGCCAGATTTCCAGATAATTTTTCTCCAGATGGCATAACATAATCAAATTTAGCCCAATCTTCTAATATAGGAATATCAAAATGTGGTTCAGTATCAATGATTTTTCGATTGCGTGGATCAAATCGTCCTTTATTATATCCCAACGTATCCCACACCATCTTATAACAGAACTCATAGTCTTTTTGGTTAAACTGATTATGAGGTGATCCCTTTTTATAGAATTCAAAACTTCTATCCAGAATGGAATTTACAAAATCATCTGTATATAGTTGCTGTTCTGTAAAAGAGAAGTCACCCAAGGGTTCTTGAGTGACTTTCATTACGCTTCTTTTGTTAAACTGAGTTCTCTTTTTACATATCGCTAAAGTTTCAAATACTGCATGTGTTATCGTTCCTAAATCTGCCTTTTTCCCCGAAGGAGAATAATGACCAAGAACATAAGTCATAAAGTATTGAAGCTCGCAATATTTCCAATTATTTAAACTGGAGCTTCTAAAATATGTTGTTATCATTTGATTGTTGTGACGCTCTTTTTGCGATCAAAAGAATCTCTTCTTGGGGGTATTACTATTTCATTATTAAACCATCCCCACTCATCTAGGATTTCTAGAAGTTTGACGCATGATTCTTGAATATTTAAGTTTTGAGTATCAATAACTGCATCAAACCCATCATAATTATCAAGTGCTAATTCACTTGGATGATCATCTTGTCCTTCAATTGTTTTCGTTAATCTAATAACTTTTCCACCAGCGTCTTGAATAGCCTTGATTTCATTTTCAAATCTTGCGTCTGTTACTATGGCAAAATGGGGTTCTTCACTTGTGATATCTGCAATAGTTTTATCTGTCCAAATATCAGGATAAATCTTGCGACAAATTTCAGTACCAAAATATTGAATAAATTCTCTTGCTGTCATAAAACCAGATTTGCCTTTAACTTTTGTTGGCATATCTTCCCACTTATATTCAAGAAGTGTGTTCTTTTGCTCATCTGTTCCATATAGTAACTCTCTATCAATATTAAATAATCCAATTGCAATTTCTTTTAGGGTAGTTGCAAAAGCATAATGTTTAATAAATGGCCATACACTATCCATAGCCCAAATAGAGAACTCAATATCTGTTCGGGTTACATCAATTTCCCCCATACCTCGTTGATCTTTTCCATTGTCATCTTTGATCATCGTATCAATAATAAGCTTTCCATCTTCTAAGATGTCAAAGCCTTCAATCACGCCAAATGATTTAAGTTGATATCCATGTAGAAAATTACAAAGTGTATTTTTACCCGATTGTTTCTTACCAGAAAATGCTAAAATTCTTGACATTAAAATAATCCCTTTATTTGAGGTTTGAGTTCTGTGTTAATTTCTTCAATAGTCATTTCTCCAATGTCTTTTTTAGAAATCTTTGGTCTGTAATAATTAAATCTTCTACCACCTTTATTCTTAATACCTTCTGCGGCTTTTTCTCCAGCCTCATCCGTATCAGTTAGTATTACTATATTAAATATTTCCATTTCTTCTAGTGCAACTAATTGATCTTCGCTTAAATCAGATCCAAATATACCAGCGCAGTTTTTAATTCCAGCTTCATAAAGTCTCCATACATCACCTTGTCCTTCAACAAGTACAACCGTATTTGTCTGTTTAATATATGGCATGGTTACTGATACGCCATATAAGTAAAGAGCTTTTTTAAATCCTTTACTATTAAACCATTTTGGCTTTGTTTCGTCGTTTAAAGCTCTGCCAGTACAACCAGCATAACTGCCATCTATATCGTATATAGGAACGACCGCGCGATTGTGCATCTGTTTACTAGAATTATAGCATTCGCCAACATCAAAGGCTACGAGAGTTTCGGGTAAATAACCTCTTCCTATATAATATTCAGATGGTATATTAAGAGTTTGAATAACTTGCTCTCTTGAAAGATTCAAGTTGTTTTTTTCCGGTCTTCTATTTACAAGTTCATTAACTTTATTGATCTCATGAATAGTTTCGCTTATCTTTTCTTCTGGTATATCAAGTATCTTTTTATTTAAGAATGAAAGAGAAAAGTTTAAAGCTCTATAGAAGTTTACCTCTTTGCCTTCTTTCTTAGAAAGAACGCCTCTAATAAAACCGATCATATTTTGACCAAAATCTTTTTCGCAGCAATGAGTCCAACACCTCCAATTACCTTTTGTTTTTGATCCATCTATAAAAATACAAGCACCTTCGCCATTATCTCCACCATGAATAGGACATGGGAAAGTTACCCGATTTGGGAACTCCATGAAGTCAATGTTAAGGGCTTGCATTAATGCTGGAACTTTATCAGACAACTCACTACAGATCGAATAAATCTTCTCCCTGCTCACCTTCTCGTATTTCAAAGGTGTTGTTGTTTTCAGAGACATTTGTTGCCGCTCCATTTTTAATCTCATCTCTTGTAAACCATTCAGTCAATTTAGCTGTTGCACCATGCATTTTAACATTGACATAGTTACCAAAGTCTAAGCCTGATCCATGTCGAGCCTTGACAATAACAAACTTTCTATTGCCATTTTCATATCCATCATCGGCCATTTCTTCATCGCTTTTCACTTGAAACTTTAATACGGTAGAAGCAAGCCATTGTAATCGGTCAGATTGAGCAATTTCTTCTTCTCTATTAAGCTGAACAAAAGATAAGCATGGTATATCATATTTAATACAAAAGTCATTCATTTTAGTAATTTGAAATCCTAATGCTTGATATTCTTGCATGGCTGCCCCAAGACCAGCAGAACTCATAAGTTTAAAATAATCATAAATGATTAAACAGTCTTTAGTTCTGCCATTCTCATCAAATCCAACATATTGATGTAACCACCTTTTAATAATATTAAGGATGTTATCAAACGGTTGTCCTGCAATTGAAATGTAGTGATATGGTATTTTTTCAAGATATTCGGCTGACTTTTTAACCTTTTCTGTATCTTTAAAGGATTTAGAAAATGTACCTTTAGCGATATCATTAATCTTTATGCCACTAATCTTAGCAAGCATACGATTTCTTTGATCTCCCAAGTCCATTTCTGTATCTAAATATAAACATGGTATATTATATTTACCAGAAACATAGTCAGCAACATTAGTTGATATAACACTCTTGCCAACACCAGTCCTAGCTCCTATTAGAGTAACTGACTTTCTTCTCAATCCACCTCCTATGGCTTCATCGAGTTTGGGGAATCCGGTAGGAATACCAAGGTAATCAGTAGGATTATTGATAAGATAATCGACGTATTCATTGATGTTATCTCCAATTAAAACTGTCTTATTATTTTGTTCTTTATAGGCTAAAGAGGTGATCTCCATGATTGGATTTTCAACCATGCCTATGATATCTTCAACACTCTCATCTCCCGTAACTTTTCCAATAGATTTGTCGCATACAGATAAGGTTCTTTTTATATCTCTTGCTAGCTTAAGTTTAGTTAGCTTAGCTGCAAATTTAGGAATATTTTCTTTATTGATTGGAAAATTAAATAACGACCGAATAAAAGTTAATTCGGTCGTTTTATTAATTAATTCATATACTCCTAATTTATTTGCAGTAGCGAATAAACTTGAGAATTCAATATTTTGATTAGAGTTTATGATGTCTTGTAAGCAAGTAAAAATCACTTGATTAATTTCGTGACTAAAATACTCTGGTTGCAAGAAATCCAACTCTACATAGACTTCTAAACCGTACTGGCAAATTCCTGCGAGTACGGCACGTTCAACAGGAAGATTTTCCAAAACGGCTTGACTCATATTATTCTAGCCCATACCATTTCTTTATAAATCGAGGCAACTTGTTTAAAACATAATTCACTTCTCTTACTACTAAACCATCAACATTACCTAGTAATTCCGTAAGTTTTTCTACTTGAGTTAATGCACTAGTATGTTCGTCGGCTAGTTTATTATAGTTTTCAAACATTGAAGCCCATTGCTTATTCAAATCTTTATTGAGGGCGTCAAGTTCTGTTACTCTAATTCGAAGCTCTTCTTCTTCTGAAGTTCCATACTGACGATTTGCAAGTTCGTAAACATGAATCGTTTCAATCTGGTTTAATGCCTCTCTAATTGTTTCGATATGATTGTACACATTCAATGGATTCTTTTCTTCGCTCATTGCGTTCTCCTTAAGGGTAAATTCTATAAATTGGATATGGATAGTACACAGGTTGGTATGTTTGAACCTGTACTGGTACATAAATTGTTCTAGGTACAATTATGTACTGTGGTTGCTGAACTACGTATTGATATTGGACTACGATTGGTTGAGGTTGCTGAACCACAACTGGGATTTGCGGATTAACCACAAAGAATTGGCCTAACGACATTGCTGCCAATGCTACTAGTGTATTCATTTTATTGTCCTGCTGGGATTGGAATAGGAAAGAAAAAATGTCCCGCCAATCCTCCAACTAAAAATCCAAATAAAAATGGCACAATCGGCCACTTACGACTTACGTCAAATACTGCCCAGCTAACTGTGGGCTTTCCTTTTGTAATAGCATATATATCATACGCTATCAAAAACAAGAATACGCCCACTAGCCAGATAAAAGTTAGACTAAATATTATCTCTGTCATTCAAATCTCCTATAATTGTACTGCTAATTATTCCATATAGCACAATACAGTAGAATGCTATAAATAGTATGAATCCAGCTTTAAGATAGATCAAGTTCCTGAACTCCCAAATCCTTTGTCGCCCCTAGAAGTGTCGCCTAAATTATTATAGGCCACTGGAGTGAAATCGTCAATCTTTTGAATCAAAATTTGAGCAATTTTATCGCCTTTTCTGAATAGCTGAATTTTACCATCATGATTCACAAGAAGAACTTTGACTTCTCCTCTGTAAGCAGAATCAATTACCCCGGCCATTGTATCAATCCCGCCTTTAACAGCGTGTCCTGATCGTGGCCAAATTAGACCAACATAAGTCTTTGGAATCGCCATAGCAATCCCAGTCGATACTAATTTACGCTCGCCGGGAGCTAACGACACCAACTCTTCATCGCAGTATAAATCTAACCCTGCGTCAAATAAATTTGCTTTATCTGGTAACTTTGCTGTTTCAGTAAGTAACTTAATCGGCAATTCATAACTAACATAGATATCATTATTAACCATTTCAAATCCTCCAAATCCTGACATTATGATTTTCCTTTTAATAAACACGACTCACAACGATAAAATTCTTTTCCTTGAACAAAAATTTCATTTACCTTTTCTAATTTTCCGCATACAGTACATGTTGCTGAAACTACGGGTGTTTTTCTATTTCTGGGGGCTGGAATAACATTTGGTGTTTTTCCAATTAATTCTGTGGCTTCAGTTTTATCATCTTTAAAACCATTGACTCTTCCAGATACGTTTACAGTTACTTTTCTTCCATATTTAGTATCAATTGGAGATTTATTATCGGTCCTAAATTGATCCATAAAAGAAGAGGAGCTTGAGACTTTAATAAAGTTTTCTCCTTTATCAATAATATCTTCTTGGTCTGGCATAGCGTCCAACATGTCTAAACCCATTTTAATAAGTTCTGGGTCATTTAGAATTTTTCCTTTTGCAATTATTTTTTTTGCCTGTTCCTTAAGATCTGTCATAGCTTTTGCTCCTCGATAAATTTTCTAAAACTTTTATTGCAGTTTCTAATCTGCTAGAAGTTGCTTCTGTTGCTAAAATTCTAGCTTCTGCGGTTGTTTTTAAAATTTGTAATTTAATACCCATTGGACTTGCTCTGATTGACATATGATATTTCTCTTCCCACTTGGAGTATTTATCATGCTGCATCCCTGTAATTATATACCATATACCTTGATCGGCCCAAGTTTTAACAGCTTTTTCTCTTGCCAATAGAGTGTTTAAATAAGCCCAGTATTGGTTAAGCAGGAATATTGCTGTTTGATAATCTATCACAGACATAGCTTTTAATTCTTCTCTACTTAAATGCAGTATCTTTCCTACTTCATATACCTTTTCGCCAAAAGAATTTAGTCCATAATCTATATGCTTACTTTCAATCCATTCATCAATACTTTTATGGAATTTATTTATTTTATCATCTACCTCTTCCATATTTTATCTCTCCATTCTTCAATAGGTTCGTTATGAAAGAGTTCTATTAACTCTAGATTATTTATTTTACACCATTGTTTTTTATCTCTATCCCTAGCCTGAGCTTTGTAAAAATCCATTTTATTTGCAAAGAAGAAATTGTTATACTCAGTGTGCTGCTGCCCGTGAACCTCTACAATTAAAGATCTGACAGGAATAAAAAAATCCGCCTTGAGGGTGGATTTTCTATTATCTGTTTTTGTTCCGGGCAATACAAGCTCTTCTAGTATTCTATCATTTGGATATTTCTCTTTGAGAAGCTGCTGTGCTTTATTATGAAGTCCAGATCTTTTCTCAGTTTCTACTATGTTATTACTTGGAATCCAAGAATATTCCTTACCGTCTAATCCAATGATTTTCAATATAACATTTCCTTCACTTTAGATTCAAGCATAGTATATAACTCTTTATGTTCTGTTAAATAATTATATACCTTTTCCTGACCTTGCAGTTTAATCTTTTCGCTTTCAACAAAGTCAAGGTTATACCAAGATCCAGCGACAGAAATTAAACCAAGATCAATTGCAATCATAAGAATCTCTTGTACTTTATCAATCCCATGACCAAATCTAATCCAGCTATCACAGACCTTGTATGGCGCTCCAATTGAAGAACACAGCACATCCCATGTTACTTTTAGTCCAATCACATTCTTTTGCTCTTTCGTAGACCCCGCTGCTTCCCATGGTGAGACGCTTTTAACTTCCATACGTGTATCTGCTTGGAATTGAATCTTAACCCCACCATCGGCCATTTTTGACTTGCCATAGCCACTGGTATTTGTAATCATGTGTGTAATCATAATTACTAAACACTTTTGATTAGGAACCGTTTGTCCAGTTTTCTTAACAAAGTCAGATAAAATCTTTGGTAATCCCGGTCTAGTCATACCGCTAATATCTTCATCAAGGTCGCGAGATGGAATTAAAGAAGATATAGAATCAATAACGAGGACGCATCCCTCATTTTCTTTATCTGAAATTAGTTTTCTTGCAATATCTAAGAATGTTTCTGCTGCTAGAGGTTGATCTCCAGATCTGATAACTTGAACTAATGTTGGATCAATTCCCGGAATTTCAAAGTTCATTTCTTTTAATCTGCCTTCAACATCAAGATAAATGATCTTGCGACCAAGAGCTTGACAGTTGGCGATGATTTGCATTGTTGTTGTGGTTTTTCCAGCCTTTGGTGGGCCGGAAAGAATCATCCAAGAACCTTCTTTAATACCACCACCGAGAGCCAGATCAATAGCAGGACTAATTGAAATCGTTTTGTAGGTCTTCTTCTGTTCAAGAACTTTATCTCCTGTAGTTAAATAATCGCCATATTTTTTTACAAATTCTTTATCCGTCATTTTCAATTTCCTTTAATCTTTGGATCAATGTTTTCATTCCGAATGTTTTTCTCGATGCGAATACAGCTTCTTGCGTTTCGATTGCTTCTATTGTATCACGCTTTGGAGCATTGTCAAGAAGAACTTTGATTTTTTCTATCTCGGATTTTACATTCCTCGCGCCAAGCGATATGGTTTTAGACCCGGCTTTGGACGATACAAATTTAACGACAGGCTCTTCGCCAAATTCTTTTATTAATTTATTTGCTAAAGAAACTTGTCGTATATAAACTTTTTTCCATTTTGGAGTATTCCAGAATTTATAAGGTAAAGCTCCAACTTTTTCATGCTTAGCTTGTTTTTGACAAATTAATTCTGCAATGTACTGTGCAGGAGTGCAAAAATCCCCAGTGGATGGGGATTTATATTTGCTTAACTCTGTTCGTTGCTTTGACATGTGCAATCGTCTCCGCATGTTTTGCGCGTTTATACATCAATGAATCATTTTCTGGAGTCATTTGCCTAACTTCTGAACCTTCTTTTAGTTCAAATTCTGGCCAATAAAATTTAGTAACATCAATTGACCCTCTGTCGTTTAATTTTCCGAAGCACATAAATCTAAATACCATACTGTCATCATCATTTAGATCTCGTATTATACCTCTGGTAATTAAAAAATTATCTAAGCCTTTATCATCTTTATAGATTGATGTTTCTGGCATTCCCGGACAAAGAACTTTTACTTCGACAATATCTTTATTATTGTTGTTGCAATAAAGCTTGAGCCTTGTCCAAGGATCTTTTTGATCTGGAGCGTCAAAGTCAGACCAAACTTGAGTGCCATCATCTAAAATGCATTTCCATAATATTTCTTGTTTTTCAAGTAAGGATAATATATAACCGTTAAATGCATTACAAATCATTCTTCATCCCTTATCTTATGAATACAAGACTTAATCCTATCTGACATTTGACCTTTTCTATCTATTGCAGTCTCATCAGATCTCATAGATGCCTCTTTTGTCATTGCCGTAAAGCCGCGCTCTTTTTTTCGTGCGAACATTTGATATGTATTTGGCAGTGTGTGCGTATTTTCATTTTGTTCATCTGTATTGTGGTCAGATGGTTTTTGCTTTGGTACGTCTGATGGTAGGACTTTCTTTTTAGCCATGTTAATTTCCTTTATTAATGAATGAGCGTCTTGCTGTTGTTAAAAAATATTCTCGACGAGTAGTTAAATACTTGTAATAATCATCGTAAATACTTTTATCAACTTTTTTGAATTGAAAATCAAATGCGTTTGTTTTATTCATGTCCATTCCATATGGATCAAATAATTGACCCCTACCATGTTTTACATGATACGTAACAGTGACATCTTTTCCATCTTCTGCGGCGATTTGCACAATTTTTACTACCGCTTTATCTTCATTACAAACTTTGCCAGTTTTATCGTAATGGAATACTAGATTTTGTCTTGGCGCTGTAATTCCAATTGTTTGAAGTTCTTGTTCTGTTGCGGATTTACTTACCATTTGATAGTCCTTCTAGCAGTTTTTTAACCTTTTGAACGCAATCCCATCTATCAAATCCTTTGACGGTCAACTGTGCTTGAGTTGTCATATTATTATCTTTAAAATCATCTGAGCAATCTATATGCTCTGGATCAATACTTCCATCTGGTAGTAATCTATGAATAAAAATATTTAATTTGACAATGCCCACATGTGGACCTATATTTCTTTTTGGTCTATTTATCATAATTTTCCAGTCTCAATATATTTAATTTTTTGTTCTGGAGATAATGAAGCTATCTTTCTAGCCTCTTTCATCTTTTCTTTATTTTGTAATTTTTCCTTTGTGCCATCTTTTGCCATCTTTTCTTCAAGACCATATTTTCCTAACTTTTTGGCGTTTGATTCGGCCAGTTGTCCAATTGTCTTGATTTCCTTATTTATTATAACGGGAGCGCCATCCAAAACCACCTGCAAAGTTTGATTTTTGCAATTTTCGCAAGTGGTTCTAATTGGCTCTTTAATACTATGAAAAGTTTCGTACTCATCTTTACAATGAGTACATCTATAATGATATACTGGCATTATTTATTCCTCTTGCAGTCCTTCATACAAATCAGGATGATTATTATAATTTTCTTCACTAGCTCTTATCATAAAAGTTCTTAAGCTATTTTTATAGGCCATCTTTTTTTTATCTGTTAAATCTTCTCGTTTTACTGTAAGCTCATAAAAATTAATATAATCTTCGTTGATTTCTTTTGTTTCTATTAATATTTCGCTCATTTTAGATTCACACAGAGCTAAATCTCCACATAATATAGCAGCAACAGCAATAGGTGCTAAAAATTTTCTCATTTCAACCTTTCTAAAATACGACCAATGATTGGATTACGAACAATATCTGTTGCGTCTAATTCACAAACGCCAACTCCTTGTAATCCAAATAACCTTTCGCTAACATCTTCTAGTCCACCTCTTAGGAATTGTGGAAGATCTGATTGATCCACATCACCATTAATTACTGCGCGAGAATGCATTCCGATTCTTGTTAAGAACATTTTAATCTGTTCATATGTTGCATTCTGGGCTTCATCTAGAATCATAAAGCAATCGTGGAAGTTTCGCCCTCTCATATATTCAAGAGGACACATCTCTATTATACCCGCTTCTCTAAATTTTGTCAAAAGCATTTTTCCAATATATTGTTCCATCTCTTCAAGAATTGGCACAAGATATGGATGAATCTTTTCATCTTTATCGCCGGGAAGATAACCGAGACCTCTACCATTTTCAACTGTTGGACGTGTAATAATAATCTTTGCGATTTTATTTTCCAATAGCCAGCTACAAGCCAATCCTACCGCTACTGATGATTTACCAGATCCTGCTGGACCCGTACATACTGTTACGTCATTTTCCACCATAGAAATAATATAATTTTCTTGATTAACACTTTTAGGTTGAAGAATTTTTCTATGTGGGTTGCTAACAGCGGTTGTTCTTGCTTTTTGAGCTTCTTTACGTTCTCTGTATTTTGACATGATTGTTTTTCTCACGATATGGTGAATGTATTATTACTGTTCTTGTAAGTGAATTTATAGACCGTGTAACTGGACTGACCCGCTTCACCTCCACTTCTATCTGAACTTGTTAAATAATTATTATCCCCAAGGTCTATAGTGAGCGCACCACTAATACCAAGCTCAATAGATTCGGTATTTAGCTCGCGATACACTGTATTAAGTGTTACTTTGGCGTCATTGGCATTGGCTCTATTTAAATAGCCGCTTTCTGGAAGTAAACCTTCCCACTTTAGATTATTATACTTTAAATAGCCCCTATCAAGCACTTCAAATGAACATGATATGTCAAAAGGGTATTTTACATACTTATTTGCAACTGTGTAAAATCCACCATATGCTGGGTATTCGCCGTATTCAAAATTAATAGATACATCAACTGATGTTAATATAGCGCCACTAGCTAACAAGGTTGATACTTCTGTTGGAGCCTGAGATAAGAAGAAGTTTTGTCTTCTTTTTGTAGTACCAGAATGAGGAACGAAATTACCCTCTTCTAATTTTTTATTATATTGATAATATGCTGCATCACCAGCCTTTAATACACCGGATTCTAATGAATGCCCAGTAAATGAACACTCTTCTGTAAAATAACCATCTGTTGAAAATTTATAATTTATAGCGTTAAGTATCATGTCTCTACATTTAATACCCACCGGAGTTCCTGTGGGTGACGGAGTTGACATATCTGAAGATGATGTTGGATTTGGAGATATTATAATATCTATATCTATAGGGCTTACATTAATACCTTGATATGGAAGCACCCCACTCTGCTTTCCAAATTGTCTGGTTTTTGTATTTCTATTTACACCACTATCAAGAACTAGCGATTGCACTGTGTCGGCAATAAATTTTACAAAATTTACAGTTACATTTGGCTTCTTATGTAAATTCGTACTAACAAATGGATTACCCCAAGTTGATATTGATGTCGTATTTTTAGATTCATCAAAAGTCAAGCTCTGCACTCCAGATACAGGAGCGTCCTGTACCTTTAAGGAGTGTAAGCTATAATTAATTACTGTTGGTAAACTCATGTAATTTCACAGGCTCCACTAGAACATGCGAGGGCTTGCTCTAGTTGTGTGTCATCATATTGTTCTTCTACAACTGTGTAATCCACTTCTTTATATTCCCTTTTTAATTCAGTCCAGAGTTTAAAGTTATAAACATCTTTCATGCAATAAGTAAGTTCTTTAACATCGCCTTCAAAATATTTATTAGCAAATTTCTTACATCTTTCAACCCAATCAAGCTTGGCCTTGCCTTTAATTGGACTTCCAAGACCAGAAATGCTATCGCAAGCTGCCCAAAGATTGTCTTCCCATAGCGTCAGTGCAACTTCAATCAATCCACTTGCAAACATAACACCCTCACCGTAATGAGAAATCATCTCTGTAGGTAAATACACAGCAGTGAATGGGGCTTGTGGATAATCTTTATCGCCAGTAACTGGAAGCAATGAAATGCCGCAGAAAAATTCTCTATTTGCATAGATAAAATCTTCCACTTCATTCCACTCATCGGGCTTAACATTAATTGTATTGCTTACATTGTGAGTTAGCCAAGGCTTAGTACAAAGTTCAATATTAGTGCCGGGCAATACCCAATTCTGTTGAGTTGACTTTACAATCTTAAGAAGTTCAATAGCTGTAATTTTATTCTTTGTCTTACTGCCATCTGGAACTTCAATGCAAAATGCGATTACATCATCGGTCCTATTGGCCGACCAAACAGATTCTTCGCACGCTCTTGGGTTGATCTTGCTGAACTGTTGGTATAATGCCTCCACCTTATTCGCCTGTACGCGACGAATGTAGCGTTTAGCATGATGAGGGTGAATACCACTGGCAGTGCCAAGGATACAGCTAGCAGTGCCTTCAGGCTTGACACAGGTGACTCTCGCCGCTTGATTAATTCCAATCTTCTGGGCGATAGATTTGTTGGTTTCTTTTGCAAGCTCCGCTGCCTTTCGTTGAATATCTGGATTCAAGCAAATTTCAGGCTTTTCTAGCCAGCCTGTTCCAGATACGCCTAATAATGCTTCTCTAGCAAAAATCTTTTCACTAGTCTCTCCTAAATATGGAAAACTATTAAATCCAGCTTGAAGAGTGCCAATAATAGTTACTGCTTTAACTGCATCATAAAAATCCTGCTCGGTAGTGACTTTCGCACAATTAACTGTAGAGAGATTGCAACCTTGCCATCCACTCTTGCCAGTTTCTACATCTACTGGATACATTCCAATTTCAACACATGGATTAACAATAAAATCTTCGTCATCGGCCCAGACAAACCCCGGTTCACCAAACTGCTTAACTGATTGCATTAATTCTGCAAATTGCTCAGGGCTTGTTTTATCTCTTAAAAGAAGTGCCGAGTTATTTGAGCGACCCCGTTGAGGATTATCAGTAAACCAATTGCCAGTTTTAGCTGTAGCCATCTCTTTATCGTCTGGCGAGAAGAGACAAATGGTAGCACTACGGCGCACTCCACCACTAATAACAGCATCGGCAGCGTGCATAACAATATCGTATGCTTCGATTGATTTAAGTCTACCATCTCCTCTATTAACTGCATTGTCTAAAACTTTCTTAATATTGCCAAGAGCTTTCTTTAGTGGTTCTGCTCCCGGAGCTTTTCCACCTCCAGAAATTCTTGTTCCTTTAGCTCTAATCTTATCAAAATTAAATTGAACTTCTTTTCCGTTGTATTCTGGAAAATCGGTTTCGCCTTCAAAATATGAACTGAGCAACACTCCAATTGCATCGCTCCAACCTTCAATTTCATCTGGTACTGTATACTTTACCTTGCCAGATCTTTCTTTGGATAAATTAGGTAGTTTTTCGATGTGCTTTTTTTGCACAGAAAATCCTACACCACATCCACACAATAACATATACATGCACTCTTGAAAGAATCTAATTCGATCAATGAAAGAAACTGTACAATTAAACATACGGGCGTTATGTTTAAAAATAGG